TTTGTCATCCTCTTTTGGACGTCCTCAACCGTGGCATAGCTCATTTTTTAACCTCTTTTTTCTTGCGCTTTTCCGGCTCTTTTGTGGGAGCGGGATTGACGGCGGGCTTGTGACCCGCCGCCTTATATTCCTCAACCCGCTCTTCCGCGACCCACATTTTAGTGCCTGTCGCGCTGTTGACGAATTCGACCATCATTAGTCGGTTAAGCGGTTAAAGCAGGTGACGTCGGCGCGGAAACCGACCTCGATCTCGCAACGGATGGCGAACATATTCTGCTGAAACAGATTGATCTGCGTATTGCCGGACGTGAGGGTTGCGTCGGACGAGTAGTCGATCCGAACGCCCTCAACGGTTCCGTACATCGCCTGTGTCCAGTCACCGACTACACCGACCATGTTCGGCGTACCCGCCTTGTACGCGCCCTTGCTCTGGAGCGTTCTTGCACCCAGAACCATCGGGATCGCGCCCTCTGCAACGCTGTTGATGAACAGCGGTCTCTTCTGCTGATCAGTTGCACCCAGAAGGATGCTCTTGCCCTGCGGCGCAAGGACAACGCCATTCATGATGCCGCCGTGAGCCGCGATGTCACCATCAGCCGCGACCAGACCCGCATAGGCATCCGTTCCGATGCTCTGAGCGGTTGCCGCCGCAAACGTGTCGAAATCAGTTCCGGGAGCGTTTACTGCGCCGAAAACTGTTGCATCGAATTTCTCACCCAGAGCGCGGGGAAGTCTCTCAACGATTGCATCGTACAGAGAAGCCACATCCCGGCGGAACTCATTGGAGAACGGAACGATGACAGCAAGCTTGTACGCACGCATCACCTTCGTTGCCAGTCCCGGATTGCTGACAACCTTTGCATTGGTCTCACCAACCCAAGCCGCTTCGGGATCAGAAGCGATCACGTTGATTGCCGCGCCTCTGCCGGGGAGAACAATCTGCCGAGCCAGAGCCATCACTGCGGATTCATTCTGAGTTTTTGCGAGAATTTCCTGTGCGACATCGACAGGAAGATCAATAGAAGTTCTGTTGGTAGCTGTTCCAACTAATGCCATAATTTGCCTCCTTAATTGAATGCTTCATTCGCCCATTGTGCGAACTGCTGTTTAGTGGTCTGTTTTCCGCCTGTCACCACTTCCCCGGCATCCTTCACCGTGGGATAACCCTGCGACTGCGTGAAGTTAAGAATTGCCTGTGCCTGTGCTTTGCAATCCTCTTCTGTTGCCGCCGTGATCAGTGACATGGGGATTCCTGTCTCTTCCGAGACCTTTGCGCGAATCTCCCGGACAGCCGCCGCCGCTTTCAGATCGTCCAGTTCCTTCTGGAGCGCATCCCGCGCCTCAACAGCCTTCTGAAGTTCGCTCTTGCTTGCCTCCGAGAGTCGGTCGAGCTCAGCCGCCTTGCCTTTCAGTTCTTCATAATCGGCATACTTCTGTCGATCACGCTTGAGCCGATCCGCAACGATGGCATCCAGTTCACTCTGGGTGAATGTCCTCTCTTCGGTTGATTCCTGTTTCACAGTTTCCATTTATTACCCTCCATTGAGTGCTTGTCCGTGTTTTAGGCACACGTTGCCAATAAAAAAGCACCCTTTCGGATGCTTAATTAACGTTCGTCTCTTCCGCTTCGGAAGAATTCAGTTCTTGTCGCTTTGCGTATGCATCGCGCTTCTGGGCGTTGATCTGCTCTTTGTTCTCCGCGTAGAATTCGCGCCGCATTGCGTTAATCTTCACGGTCGAATTCTTGCCGGGTGCGGCATCGGCATACATTTCATAATACTTGCCCGGATCGTACCCTTGAACATCCGTCCCGGAATTGAACCGAATTGCATATGTGCAATCGCAATTGGCGTGAATGTGTTCGGCGTGTCCGCCCTTCAGAGCCTTCTTCGATGCGGGTTGCCATCCATTTGAAGCAAGCGTGATGCAGAAGGCGCACGTTTCTCCATGAGGAATCCACGCCCATTCAGCACCATCTCTGATTGCATTGGTCATGGTGGTATCAACGCCCACCATCTTGACCCATCTGCTGACAGCCCCGGCAACCTCTTCCAAATTCTGTGAGACCTTCAATGTTCCGTTGACGGCCTTTGCCACATCGCCATAAGTCGCCAGATCGGCGGGAACAGCAGGGTCAAGAACCATCCCCGAAAGCAATCCCATGCTGTCATACATTTCACAGGCCAGTTCCGCCGCCGCTGATCCATATTTGTTGGACACTGCATAGGCGTAATCAAGCAACGCCCGGCGGCCTGTGTCCGTGTTGAAATCAATCGTCTTCATGAAGGCGACCATTTCGGATGCCGCCTTATCGTTGACCGCACGAAGATCCGCGATGTATTTCGCCCATGCTTTTTGGCTTATCTTCATATGCCCATCTCATTCAGAACTTCCAAGCCCCGAACCCTCTGCTCTTGTGCTTTGATTCTTCGGATGTCAGCTTGATCGAAACCGATCATCTCTGCAAACACATCCGTCTGGGCAAAGTTCTGCCTTGCGGATGCGATCTTGATTGCCGCATCTGCTGTCACGCTGACAGAAGGCATCGCCGGATTTCTGAAGTGTGCGATGACATCCTTCTGTTCATCGGTCAGATCGTCCAATCCGACATTGTTCGCAATTGCAATCGCCATCAAGGCAATAACACGAAGCGCATCGCCGTTTCCTGTGTTCAACTGTTCCGCCATTCCGACAAGGCTCTGTGTCTGTGCCAGAATCGCGTCACTTGAGGTCGGATTCGCATCGTTGACCACGCCTGTGTCAGTGACAGACAGCCCGGTTGCCGCGCTGAACTGTGTCGCGAGGATTCGGATCATCTCCACATGTGGAGAAATCGACCCCTGTGAAAGCTGTCCGAACGTGGGCTTTTCGCCTGTCTCCGGGTTCGTGGTCGATGTCAGAATGCTCCCGACATATTGCTTGAACTTGGAATTGACTACTTGATCATATTGTTCATCAGTCACGCCCAGAAGATACTTCTGCGGGGCTGTTGAGAACTCCAGACCGATGGTCGCGTTCGCAATCGTCCGAACGTACCCTTGGATCAGCCTTCGGATCGGTTCTTTGATCCGCGACCTTCCGAACGGTTTATTGCTTGTCGCATTCCAGACCAGAGCCTCCATCAGAGGCCGTCCCATCCTGTGACGATGCTCTTGGGCGTACCAGATGCCACGGTTGTTGTAGAGAACCCAGATTGCGGTGTCGGTGTAGTAGTTGATCATGGTCGGCATCCACACCAGATCGTCATCAGATGGCTCAGAATCGACCACGGCGAAACCGTAAGCAATCCGACCCTTTTCGCCGTCCCAGACCGCCGCCGCCGTCTGAGGCGAATGAAAGCGGATCTTCACGCCGATCCGATCATCTGCGCTCAAAGTCGCGAAAGTGCATCCATATTTCAGTTCATCCCGGCAAGCTTTGTTATACTCAGCGATCAGCCGATTATTGGTGACAATATCCGACAGAACATCAACCTCTGTCCCGGATGCGCCGACAAAACCGTCAAACATCGATCTGGCGGCAAGCACATCGACCGCCTTTGCGCCCCATGCACAACCGATCTCCAGACCGCGCAGTCCTTCCGGGAGCGCGATGCCCAGATTGACCTCACGGAGAGAAATCTTTCCTTCATAGTAGCGATCCTTTTCAGCGTTCTTGAACCAGTGAGTGTTGTATGTGTTCAGAAGTTTCTGAAACTTGATCTGATCCTCGACCGGGAATCCTATAATTTTCTCTGCTACAATCGATAAAACCATCTCACCCAATCCTCATCGTTTTGTTCGGGTTGCGTTTGCAAGTCTTTGCTCCGTACAGAGCCAATGCCGCCGCCTCAATCGGTGCGGGATTCTCTCCGCCAAATCCAAAACCGCCCCCTATCGATCTTTTGACCGATGTGAGCGCGGAATCATTCAAGTCATCTTGCCCCGCGTACCATGTCACGGTTCTTTCATTCAGTGCATCCGTCAGCGTTCCGACCGCCGCGATCATCTCCCGGCCTGTCGGGCGGATCACAGTCCCCTTCATTCGCCAGACATCGCTGATCTTGTCAACAAGGACATCCGCGCCGCCTCTGCCATCGATCACAACACAACACGCTTGCTTATATCTCTGGTTCAGCCAGTCAGCAAGCCATTGCACACCTCTTCCTGTGGGCTGTCTGTCGATGATCGACACCCTTGCCTTCCCTTCG